CGCAGAAGGCGACGATATCATAGCTCGCTGGATTGCTTTACACCCCCAAGACGAACATGTAGTAATTTCAAGCGATACTGACTTTGTGCAGTTACTTGCAGAAAATGTTAAACAATACAATGGTATCACAGACGAATTACACACCATAGAAGGAATCTTTGATGCTAAAGGAAAAGCAGTCATTGATAAGAAAACAAAAGAACCCAAGCGCATTCCAGACCCAAAGTGGTTACTTTTTGAAAAGTGTATGCGCGGCGATAGTAGTGATAATGTATTCAGTGCGTTCCCTGGTGTCAGAACCAAGGGCACTAAGAATAAGGTTGGACTCCAGGAAGCCTTTGAGGATCGTGAAAAACAAGGCTACAACTGGAACAACATGATGTTGCAACGCTGGACAGACCCAGACGGAGTAGAACACAGAGTGTTAGATGATTATGAACGTAATAGATCATTGATTGATTTGACAGCACAACCCGAAGAAATTAAATCAACAGTTGATGCTGCTATCCGTGAACAAGTTAGTCACAAAGATATAGGACAAGTTGGTGTAAGATTTATGCAGTTTTGCGGCAAGTATGAATTAAACAAGTGCAGTGAAAATGCAGACAGTTTTGGACGCTGGCTGAATGAAACATACAAAGGAGTACTGAATGGCTAAGGATGTTTTTTGTACCGCAATAACATTTAGTATTCTACTAGGGCTTATGACTTTGGCATTCTGGCCTAGCAGTAAAAGCAGTGTAGTTATTGTAAAATATGATTGCAGTATGCTCATCGGTGGATGGCATCCTGATGTGCCTGTTAAGGTACAGGAAGCGTGTAGGAAAAGGGAGTTAAACAAATGAGCTTAATAGCACTACCAGTAGTAGATAAACAATATTGGATTTTAAAAGAAAACGATCGTAAGGTTGGCAACGTAGAAGCCTGCGCCGGTGGATACCAAGTTAAGATCAATAATCAAGTTGTGCAGTTTAAAACAATTAAATTGGCAGCTCGAAATGCCAACATTGAATTTGAAGCGGCGCCTAAAATTGTCAAGCCTAAAACCAACATAGATCAGATCTACGGCTATGCAGTAGCAGGTCGAGTGTACAATCCCATGTGGAATGTTGCACAACAATTGCCTGTATATACCAAGACATCCAAAAGTAAAAGTTGGTTTGCCGCTGGTTGGTATAATGTCAAAAAAGGTCGCAAATGGAAAGCCGTCTTGGCTCCTAAATTAATTACATTACAACGATATCCCTATCAAGGACCGTTTTATACTCAGGAGGAAGCAAACAACAATGACTGAAATGACCAATCCATTTTTGGACCAAGCACGTTTTATGACCATGTGTGGTCAAACAGTTGGTACTGAAAACGTAGACCAATATGCACTATATCTAAACTTGATCAAAGAAGAAGTTCAGGAATTAGAAGATTCAAGAACTCGTGAAGGAGACCTGGATGCACTAATTGATATTCTTGTTGTTACCATTGGTGCTATTCACAGTGCCGGCTTCAAGGGCGAAGCTGCCTGGCAAGAGGTAATGCGTACTAACTTTGCTAAAGTAGATCCTGTTACTGGTAAGATTCGCAAGCGTAGCGATGGCAAGATTCTTAAACCTGATGGTTGGACTCCGCCCGACCTTGAACCTTTTGCACGACTACCTGAATGAGTTTGCACCTACAAAAGTTTGTTGATCGGGTCCGTGGGCACGAAGCTCGTGGAGCCAAGGACTTTGTCATGACTTTGGCCGAAGCCAAGGACATGCATGCCGACATCACTCGACTGCTGTTAGAACTGCATGATCTGCGTGAAAAAGCCAGTAAACTTCCAACACAAGAAGTAATAACAGTACAGGTAGGTGGCGGCTCATTCTAAATATACCTATATTTCTAGATAAATAAAACATAGGAATATAATGCCATGAGCCGACCAAAACCCAGCATACTAATTGAACACACTAACAAATCTACCTACAAGACTGAACAAGTTTTGGCTAGCGAGGGTGTATGGGCAGTATTCTATGATGCCAAGCCCATCAATTTAAAAACATCAAACATGTTGGTTCAATATCCTGGGCCCAAATACAAAAAAGTTTCATTCTCTAATCCGGGCCATGCAAAGAACCTAGCCCGCAAACTCAACACACAATTTAAGACTGACAAGTTCACTGTGGTGTTACTACGTGCTGGTGATCAAATATATCCCTAATGTGCGTGACAAAAAAAAACTTACCGAAACATTAGTCGCTCAATTAGATCCTGAATTGGGGATCACCGTCGAATATGCATTTAATACTTGGTGGCACAATCTTCGAAACACCGGTGGCATGCGACTTACTGCAAAAGGATTGGATGCTTTTTGTAATTTATTAAAACTTGAACACTATGATTATTGTATAGATCCGTTTGATCTTAATTCAAAGATAATTATTGCCATGGATCGTAGATTACAACAACCTTATTATATTGTAACTAAAAAAATGATTCCAGTACAAATTATTTTCTTTGGTAGCAAAGAAGCAATGACAGCCAATCTGTATGGTAGTATTAAAAAATTTATTGACAATTACACAACATAATGTTATACTTGATTGACATATGAATATATTAGAGCAAAACGATCAACTTGGCTTTTACATGGTAGGGGAAGAAAAACACCATGTAAAACCTCAAGCATTGATTAGAGCTACAGAAACTGGGCATTTTCCTGAATGGAACTTCAATCGAGAAACATTTGAAAAATTTGCATGGCATGTAGAACCAGAAACCAATCTTAAAGAATTATATCGCCTACGGGCACAACAGATTAGAGACAAATACGATTACATCAGACTTGAAGTATCTGGCGGTGGCGACAGTAGTACTGTGGCTTATAGTTTTATCAATAATAAAATTCACCTTGACGAAGTTGTTTTTAGATATCCTAAAACTGGTGAAAAGAATGTTACAGACGATCCGTTCAACACTAAACCAGAAAATACCTTAAGTGAATTTAAGTACGCAGCAAAGCCATTACTAGATTGGATCTCTGTACATAGTCCACGCACGAAAATTACTATTCATGACTACAGCGAAGATATGCTGACTTCTGGACACGACGAAGGATGGGTTTTTAGGACCAAAGATTATTTTCAACCCGGGCATGCATTCAAGCACACAGTTGATGCAGTTGATTCTCACAAGCGTACCTTAGATCAAGGATTACGAGTATGCATGCTCTGGGGTGTAGATAAACCCAAAGTGTGTATTAGAGATTCAAAATGGTATTTGTATTTTATGGATGTGCAGGCCAATAACGCCAATCCCGAAGTAGGACAATGGAGTAATATTACTAATGAATATTTTTATTGGAGTCCCGAACTACCCGAGTTGCTGTCCAAACAAGCACACATGATTAAAACGTGGTTTGATCAACCTCACAACAAATATCTACAACATTTGGCACGTTGGCCCAATTATAGTTTTGGTCAGCGTACCACATTCGAGCATATTATTAAACCCCTAATTTATCCTGACTACGATCCTACTACTTTTCAAACTAGCAAACCTACCAACAGTTTCTATAACGAAATGGACCAGTGGTTCTACACCAATTTTCAAGAAACACAGGCGTTTAAAGTATGGCAAGCTGGATTAGACTATTTGGTTAAAAGCATTGATGCAAAATTCTTCAATAACGAAATGGGTCGTCCAGTAGGATTTGTTGGGTTCATTAGTCCATTTTATTATCTAGGTGAGGCAGCCTTTGTCGACCCAGGTATTAACACACATTTTAAATTTTAATATGACTATAATTAAAAAATCTGGAACATATTCATTAACACAAATTGACAACGAAATTGATTTAGAATTACAAAAGCGTGTTTGGAATTTTTTATTAGATTCCGAATATTGTGTAAATCATTATGATCAAAACCATAGTAATTGGTACCCTAGAGAAAACCAATGGAATATTCCTAGAGATAAGCCAGCAGCGTTACGATGCCCACTGGCCTGGGATAACGAAAGTTTAAAAGACAAAGCTCCAATAGTATATGAGCTTTGGAATAAAATTAATTACTTGTTGGATAATCAATTTGTTATCGAAGGAATTCCTGAGAGTATGAACTACATGACCGGAATTAGTCCATTAAATGGTATCACAAAAGCCAACGGACAGCCTGGTGCAGAAAAAAGTGCCTGGCGAGTTTATGGAGATGGCATAGAAAAGGAATATCGTGCTCGGAGTAAGGCAGTACATAGAGATAGTCCGTACCTTGACCAAGATTGTTTTTATACCTTGGTATATTTTGCCAATCTTGAATGGCATCCCCAGTTATATGGCGAAACATTGTTTCACGGAAATACTAACGATACCGGTGATTTTACTGGAAAATATGAACAAGATCAACCAAGAAACTTCCCCATCGGCGATGTAGAGAATGTAGTTGCTCCGCGCCCGGGTAGAATTATGCTATGGGATAGCAGATATCTTCATCAAATTAAACCGGCGGCATTGTATGCTCCTGAAAATTTACTGGCAATTAGTTTTAGATTAAAATTAATTGATAAATAATATTAGCAACGCCAACATCAAGTTGACGTCGGATTCAACAGACGCCTAGGGTATAACCCTTTTACTACTGTGTTACAGGTAGAACGCCGACCGTAAGCAGATTCTCTGCAAGCTCTAAAACTTAAATTGGAGATTTTTAAATGACAACACGCACAATCCGTTGGGTATTAGCCCACGAACCATATGACTTGTTTTTACGTGCAGCTGAAAAGTTTGCCGCAGAAGTAAGTGAAAAGACACACGGCAAAATTGCTATTGAAGTGTTGGGTCTTACAGAATATACTGAAAAATATCTTGACGGTCAAACGCTTGATCGTTACAAGATCAAAGATCTTGTAAACGATGGCACAATCGAAATGAGTCAGATGTATACAACTACATTAGGATTGATTGATCAGGATATGTTTGTCCTTGACATGCCTTTCTTGTTCACAGATCATGCCCATGCTGCTCGTGTACTTGACGGTGCAGTTGGTCAACAACTTATGGATCAATTAGCCGAGAAAAGTGAAATCAAAGGTCTGGCATTTACTTACTCAGGTGGCTTCCGTGCTATTGTTGGTAACAAAGTTATCGAAGCTGTAGAAGACTTACACGGTATGAAAGTACGTGTAGCTCACAGTCCAGTGGCCGAAGCTACTATACGTGCATTTGGTGCAGAGCCTGTGGTATTGCCCATTGAACAATTGGCTGGTGCATTAGGCGACAAGTCAGTGGACTGTGGCGAAAGTACATACCCACGCATCTATAGCATGAAACAGAATGAAACAGCCAGTGTTATTAACCACACTGAACACAGCTTGTTCTTGACCACAATCATTATGAACAAAGGTCTGTGGAATGAACTTACAGTGGAACAGCAAAAGATTTTTGCTGATGCGGCATTGAGTGCAGCTCATGTTGAACGTGCTGAAAGTTTAGAAGACATCGATCGCACTAGAACACGTGCCAAATTGGATGGCATTCAAGTTGTTGATCTAGACGATTCAGTAAAAGATCAATTACAAGAGTTGTCCGCAAGTGTTTACACCGAGTTAGATTCTTATTTCAAACCTGGTCTAGTTGACCAAATTCGTCGTAGTTAATTAACCAAATGAACAAGTGGGCCTTGACAGTCCACTTGTTTTCTCTTATAATATACATATGAAAAATTTAATTCTATCTCTTATTCTCTCCGCATTGTCTGCTACCGTAGTAGCCAAAGAAACTGTGACCATTGTTTATTCATGGACCGCCGCGGACACTGCCGCAAACTTTCATCGTACTCTGGTCGAAGAAGCAAATAAAATTCAAAATCGATATCGATTTGTATTTGATGCAAAACCAGGTGCAGGTGGATCCATTGCTGCCAACTACGTGGCTACCAATCCCAACACAATTTTGGCCACTGCATCAGCATTTTTTATTCGTCCAAATTTTTTCCCTAACGAAAGTCACGACATCTCGGCATTCAAAGAACTCATGCCACAATGCAGTGCCCCGGCCCTGATCAGTAGTACCAAATACAAATCATGGAACGAAGTTCCTACAGATCGACCATTAACCATTGGCGTCAGTGGCATGGGCACTACTACACATCTCATTGCTACTCAGGTAGCCAAGCGTTATCCGCAAATGACTGTGATACCATTTAAAAGTACCAGCGAAGCTTTGGTCAGTGTTCTTGGCGGTAATACAGATTTTGCAGTGAACTTTTTAGGCGACAGCGAACAATACACCAAGGCCAACAGTCCTAAACGTGTGTACATGCTGGGCATAACTGGAGATAAAACTGTAGCCGGAGTGGCACCCATGACTTCCCAGGGATTCCCCAAAAGCCTAAGCCGCATGAACATACCAGCACAGTTGGTGGTTCCACGCACCACACCAGATGCCAAATTCAACGAATGGCGCGAAATACTAGTTCAAGCTGGGCGTAGTTCTAGTGTGCAAAAATCCTTTGTTGCTGACTATTGTGAAAGTTTAAATCAGATGCCCGCAGACCAAATACAAGGCTACTATCACATGCAAACAGTTGAATGGCAGAAACTTTCCAACGGTGTAAGTCTTAGATAATACTAAATATCTGTATGGAACAGAATAAGAGGCCTGTACAACAGTATTACTACTCAGATCATGAGTGGGCTCGTTTAGGATGTGGGCCGTTGCCAGACGAGCGTGATCGTTTTAAAATAATAGATGCACACGCAAAAGGTAATCCTAAGATTGACGGCAAAGCTGTAAAAGGGTATAATTAACTAAATTCTCAAAAATTGGCGATAGTTATATTCAATTTTGATATTAATCATAAGTAAATATATATCTAAGCAAGGAGAAGCACATGCCGTATTTTACAAAAGCACTACAAAGTCGAGGTCTTACCGAACAAGAACTGTTAACTCGAGACACGTACATTACAGAACAGATTAACGCCGGAACTACTGACGGAGTTCGTACTCCTACAGAAGATAACCAACCTGCGTCTAATCCATTTTTTAGAACTTGGACAACGCAAGAGAGTGCAAATGGATTTTCTGCAATCCTTGAAGGGTTTAATCCCCCTGTTCCGGTAGAAATTTCTCAGTAAGAATTGTTGTAATTCCTTCGTAGTGAAGGCGCTGTGGACGGGAGTTCGATTCTCCCCGGGTCCACCATAAGGAGATATATGACCGACACACCTTACATTATAGTAACAATACTGTTGGTTGTGTTAGTTTGTGTACATGTCTTTTTATGATGGGCCCGACCGGTTTCGACATGGTGAGATAATGAAAGAGGCAACACAGTAGGCGATGACTGTAAATCAAGCAAAACTCGTAAATGCAAAAGCAAATACAGGCGAAGTAACTGTTTCAGGTAAGAAC